TGTCACGAAATTATTTACTGTGCCTCGCTGTACTCCATTTACATAAAGTGCCAAATCATTATTTTTATAGGCAAAGGCAATTTTCATTTGACCATTTACCGTGTTGAAGCCTAATTGAGCTGCCCCGCCAGTTGGGTTTTGTACGTACACGGCTGCGGTTGTGGCGCCGTTAGAATAAATAACAATTCTATGTTGGTCCGTACCATTTGAAACAGACATATACCGAGCATCTCCCGTTTTTGAAGGCCCCGAAACATCAATAAACAAAGTCCCCTCCGTCTGCCCGATAAGCGAGCTAATGCCCGTCTTTGACGCTTGGTCCGCCAAACGGGTTACCGCTGCGCTGGTGGTGCGTATGTAGCTGGTTGGGTAGGCTCCGACTTCAAGTTGCGCGCCCCAAATTTCGCACGTTTGCGGAACAAAAAACCCAACATCTCCACCGGCGGTAACTGAATTTGTGGTAACAGTATATGAATACCTTGCCCACCCTGGCGTCAAATTAAATCCATTACTCGTAAAGCCCGAAGTTCCATCAAAAAAATTGAATTGAATAGTACCCGTGCCTTTTGCATATACCGATATGGTATAAACTGTGCTTGCCGTAGGCAATATGCCCTTCCATATATACCCGTCACCGCTTGAATAAACGACGCGGTCGGCGTTTTGTGTGCCGTCTGGCGAAATGCCGTAGTTTGACGTTATAGAAATGCCGGTTCGCTTTTGCCAATCTGCATTATCAAACTGCTCCGAGTACGCATATAGATTCGTCCGCTGCGGCTCCAGCAAAAGCTTCGGGCAAGTGCTGCCTTGATAGTCCAAACGCGGTACGCCACTGCTAACCGTTTCAATTAGTCCGCTTGCGTTTACGCGGGTAGCCGTACTGGCGCGGGTAAAGGTTAGCTGCCCGTCGGTAGTAAGGGGCTTTTGGGCATAGATTTTCCCGCTCTTATACCCGGAGGGCAGAACTACCATTGACGCCAGGTCGTAGAAAGGTGTACTCATAGCAAATTAGCGATTGCGTTTGTGGTGCATACTTCGGCCTCAACAGTTCCGCTATCGGCCAGTACGTAGGCCTCGTAAGCGTCCCAAATCGGGGCGGCGTAGTTTCCACCAGTAAAGATAGTTATAAATTGTGCGGCATTCATAAGGTGCAGGTGTTAAGCTCCACTACGCCACCGTCGCCGTAGACGTAGGCATAATAGGCTAGGTTCGGGGGTAAGTAATTGGTTTGCTGCATTACGCTTCTAGTTCAAAGGTCGGACGTTTGACCAGCAAATTGTTAGGTACCAGCTCATAGCTGAAAAACTGCACGTAGGTAGCCCGGCAGCTGTCCCAGGTGTAGGTAAGCGAAATGGGTATGTAATAGCTCAAGCCCCAGTACCCAAAGTGCGTAAAGCGGGCTGTGCCGTGCATATCTATTTCGTAATACTCCTGCGGCTGACCGCGTTGCATATTTAGGCGCTGGGCCGTTATCTGCAAAAGGGCGTTAAACGTGCTTACGCTTGTGCCACCGTCAAAACGGTACTCAATCCAGTCGTCAATGTTATTGCCAGCCGGGTAAAGCAGTGCCTGGGTGCTTGGCGTGCCCGACGTAATGTCGCCCAAACGCGTGCGCAGCTCAACCTTTTCGCCCATGATCCGCGCGCTGTTGTCTGCCCGGTACGTGGTTTGGTTCTGCCCCGTGCCGTGTAGGCGTATGTCGTACTTCATGGTCGGCGCAGAAAGGCCTAGGCTGTCGCCGTCGGTTTGTACTACCTCTAAATAAATCCATACCTGGTCCCGTCCCAAAGCTGGCGTAGCGGGCAAATGGTAGTTATTTAGGTTGTGCTCTACGTTAATAACCCCCGGCACGCCGCCTGCGGTAATGTTCCCGCTTTCTTGAAAGGCCATGTACAAGTTAGTGCCCCAAGTGCTAGCGTTTGTACTTTGCGTCCCGTACACCAGCCATAGTTTAAATTCTATTGTATAATGGCTGTTATAGGTTCCGTCGTAACTGGCGCGGGTGCGCATAGTCGTACCAAAAAAGTCGAAATGCGTAGTACCGTCGCCTACGTAACTGCCCAATGGTATGCCCTGCGCGGTCGTATATACCGGGTTCGAGCTGGTGCCCGTAATTACCGTGTGCTGGACCAGGCGTAGGGTGTCCTGGTATGCAAACTGCGTGCTGCCAAATTCGTGTACTATGTCAAACTGCTTAATGGCGGGTAAGTACATTTTGGTACCACCAGCCTGCACGGGTAGCGTTTGGACGCTTGTAAATGCCCGACGAACTAGAAAGGTCCCGGCCATTGTGTAAAAGCTAAACGTCGCGTCGTTAACGCGCGTTAGGTCTTGAAATACAATATGCCCTTTGTCTTGGTACATACGCAACCCGAAGCAGGTGCAAATGTCGTTTATTACCTCGCGGTACGTTCGGTAGTTTTTGTTCTCGTCGTAATAGAACAGCGCGTGCTGCGAAAGGGTGTTATACAGTCCGTCGTACTGAAAAGGAAAGGTTTCCAAACCCTGCCGCGTGGTATCGCTTACCGCTATGCCGTCGAATAAACGCTCTAGGTCTAGGCGCGTGAATATGTCGCCGATTTGGGTAATAAGCCTTTTGTTTCCGGTAAACGTGTACATGGAACTCGGTAGGTCCATTTTGTAAAAGCCGTCTACCGCTATTATGGTCATAAAGCGCGTACCATTGATTACCTCAATGCTGCACGCTGGCGGGGTAATTACTCCGGCCCACTCTTTACTTAAGCCTTTCCACAGCTCCATGTAAAAAATGCCGTCTGCGTCCTTGGCTACCTGCTCCAGCGCAGTGCTAAAAGCCGTGGTGCCGAACTCCGCTTGCAATTCCATGCGGCTGGGTACTATGCCTGGTATGTATGCGTCCTGCGCGTCGTATGTTACCGACCAGCTCGCCGTGTTGAACTCAAACGGGTTATAGCTAATTTGGTCGGTGTCGGCAAAAAGCTTAATGGTGTAGCCCTTGGAATCCGACCAGGCGAAACGCTGCTTTGCCATTAGTTAGTCGACCTTAAAAATGTGTCCGTACGCTTTGAGGCCATTTGAATATCGAAGCCCTTAATGTTACCCACGAGCTCGATTATACCGCCCTCGCCGAATATGCCACCCAAGCCGGTGCCACTGCTAACGGCTTTAAATATGTCGCCGAAGCTACCGCCACGCACCGCCTTAATAGCAAGCGCTAGCGCCGCGGTTACGCCTACGGCTACCGCCATTTGCGTAATGTACGCTTTAATGGCGTTGCGTATTTCGTCAAAGAAATTACTACCGTTGAGTAGTGCCGCGTTAAAGGCTCCGGTAAGTACCGCACCAAACTGCGCGCCTATGGCCGTAGCTAGCTGCGCCTCCATGCTTAAGAGCTCTAGCTGGTCTTTGGCTCCGGCAATCATGCGCGCCATTTCGTCGTATGCAGGTATAACGCTACTACGCAAAACGCGGTCGGTGTACACTAGTTGCGTGTTAATCGGCGCCAGGCCTTTGGTCACGAACTTGGACGCCTCGGCCGTTGGAACCACGAATACCTTTTTCGCTGGCTCCGTCAGCTTTTTAATTTCGTTATTGGCCGACTCTATTTGTTTTTTGAGCTCGTAAAAGCGCTGGCTGCCAATCTGCACGCCCTCAAACTCTGCGGTAAGGGCCTTTAAGTTTTCGCGTAAAAGCGTTAGGTTTTTCTCCGGCTGCGCCCCAAAGTTAAATACCGACGGCCCTGCGGGCTTTGTGGGTTCCGTAGCGCCTGGGCTTATGAAATCGCCAGGCCCACCCATACCCTTGCCGGTTATGGCCAAAGACGCTAGCTCCGCCGCGTAAAGTAGCGACGTTTGGGCGAACTGTCCGACCTTGGCCTTTAGGTTTTCCCAGCGCTTTGTTAGCTGGGTAATTTTGTCGCTGGCCGTTACCGCGCCTTCGCCCATAAGCTCTAGCTGCTTGCGAGCAATTTCGCCCACGGCCTTACTTACGTCGCCAATACTCGCGGCCTCTACGCTCACGCCGTTAAGCTTTTCGCGTAGCTGCGCTGCCGTAATGCCAAGGTTATCGAGAATAAGCGGCGACTTGCGGCCAATACCCATTACAATGGACTCGGCTAAATAGTCAACGCTCTGCCCGGTTTCTTGTGCGCGACGCTTGGCGAACTCTAAAAGCGTGCCCAGCTCCTTTACGCCTATGCCAAAATTGCCCGCGCTTGTGGCGCGTTTCATTAGCTCTAGGTCGCTTAAAAGTCCGTTGGTGGATGCACGTAGCGCTTGCAAGTCCGAAGCGCTGCCAAATCGCTTAAAACCGGCCTCTACTTTGGTAAGCTCGTCCCCTAGGCGCATGGCCTCCATAGCAAAGGACGTAATTTGTTGACCAGCGAAAGCCAAACCTATGGCTGCGCCCAAGTTGTTAAACAGCTTGCTGGTTTCCTTTAGCTTGGCATCTACTTGCTGTATGCCACGGCGGAACTCGCTGGGGTCTAGCCCTAGTATTACCTTACTCGTTACGTCGTTTGCCATGGCTCTGCAATAATGCCCGAAGGCTGCTTACTTTTTTCTCGTCTTCAAATTTAAGTAGGTCGGTTTCACTTACGACCTTTTTAGTGCTTTTCCCGCTTATGTTGACTAGCACGGCTGCCAGCCAGCGGGTACGTTTCCAGTTTTCTTTTTCAGCCTCTACCGCGTGGTGCATGACAGCTTCAAGCTGCGTGTGCGTTAGCGTTTTCGCTTCGCTGGGCGCAAGGCCCAAACGCCCGACCAGCTGACCCAGTACGTCTACTGGGCCGCCGGCTGGGAAAAAGGGCCGTTAAGCCGCTGGGTAAGTTCGGAAATATCCCAGGCCCCTGCCATAGCCTTAAACTCGTCGAAGCTGGGCCGTCCGTTCACGTCCCAAAACTCCTGCGCGTAAAGCATGGCTAGCATATCAGCTAGGCCAAGATTTCCCAAGTCGGTAACGGTTTTTCCCGTTACTTCTTCAAACAAAAGCGCTGCCCCCAGCGTAAACTTTTTCCCGTCCATCGCTTATTTTATTAGTTGGTTCCCACAGTCCAAGCGCCAGTACCGTTAAGCGTAAAGCTTACCGTGGCGTTGTCTTTGTCCGGCGTAGATACCGACAGTTGCGTAAGGATAGCGTCGCCCTCGATTTTGGTTTCTCCCGTTACTGGGGTAACCGTACCGGCTGCCACTTGCGTAATGCGCAATTTAACAAGGTCGCCCACTTTAGCGTAAAGCTCGTCGGCGTTCCACTGGGTGGAGCTGTCGTCGTCAAGGTTTGTGCTACCGCTAATGCTCCAAGTTTTGGCGCTGGTAACGTATGTGCGGAAAACTGCCGCGTCTTTGCTCGTGGTTTCGCGCGTTTCCGCGTTCATTTCGAAGCTGGTTTCGGTTTCTGACGCAAACGCTTTGTAGGTCGTTCCGCCGTCCACGCTCATAAAAAGGCGAACTTCGCCGCCGCTTAATGTAGCCATTTTAGTAATTGATTAAAAAAGTGAAATCTGCCGCTAGTATAACGGTTTCGTCGTCTTCGTTGTAGAAAAATTGCGCCCCGTCCATGTAGGCCAGGGTAAACGTGGTTTGGGCCGCTACGCCCATTTGCTCGGCCGCGCAGTCTTCGCCCTCAAGCGTGCCAAGGTCGCCCTCGACGTACTGCTCGTAAAGCTGCATAACGCGCGGGTAGTGTTGCAGGTTGTGGCGTATTTGGCTTAACTGTGCCTGGGCTGTGTCTGCGCTGGCAAAGTGCATAAAAAGCGTAGCCGCTACGCGCTCGGCTTTGTACTCGTCTTTGGTTTCGCTAACTGCTATACCGTTGACCTGGATTACTATAAAATCCTCGGCCACGCCCTGCGGGGCTGCATACGAATAAACGGGTACTGCCGTGCTGGCGTTTACCGCGTCGTATATGTACTGTAAGTAGTTCACCGCAGTTTATCCTTAATACGCTTCAGTACAAAGTTAGTCATAAGTTTTTGAGCTCGCGCAGGTACGGCGCTATTTGCTAGTGCTTTGTCAAAAAAGCGCTTTGCCGGTAGGCCTTTGCGCTTAACTATGCCGCTATCCATGTGCGACCGGTACAGCGCATAGCCGCTAGCCTTGCCTTTTTTGGTCGTTATTTCTTCGTACTTTTTTCCCCTGCGTCCTGCCCTGGCTCCACCGAACAGCTGCCAGTTGGCGTAGTATGCGCCTTTGTGCCCGTCTAGACCTACCACGACGTAGGCCTTTTCGGTGCCTTTGTTCGGGAAAATATCTATGGTTTTGTAAAGGTTGTAAAACTTTGAGTAGTTGCCTTTGGCGCGTTGGCGCATTGCACCTTTGCCTTTCTTTGGACTGTCTTTGTAGGCCTCTAGCCGGGCCTTTGTCATTAGCGGCCTAGCCTCTTTAGAAAGCAGTTGGCGCAGCTCACGAAAGCGCAAAGTTTCGCTAGTGCCTAGCGTCTTCAGTCGTTCCCGGAACTGGTCGAAATTCTCTACCCTGCCGCTTTCGCTCTTTAGGTAGACGGTATTACCGCGTGCCATTGTCCCGCAGTCGGGTTTTAACCAGCAAATAACGGCGGCGCCCTTCGGGCACGACGCTAATTATATCGTAATCCTCGTTATTGTAAACTAGCCGCCAGCTAGCCTGCACGGCGTTGCCGTAGCGCAGTCGCCACGTAACATTAAACGCGCTTTCCATTTGATTGTATGGCATACCCTCGCCGCCGGCTTGGGGTAATACCTCGCGCCCCGCGTAGAATGTACCAGCGCTGGCCCAGGTCTTGATTACCTGGCCGCTATTGTTTGGTATAGTCGTGGGCTGGAAAAGCTCTACGCGCAGGTCAAGCATTAGCTAAAGTTTTGGCGGTAGCGGAATGCTAGGCGGTCAAAAAAGCGGTTTGTATTGTACGGCAAGTCATCGCCGTAGTCGTAACCAAATTTAACGCGTTGGTACAGCGCGTGTTTCACGTCTGCGGGCGGGTTGGTATCGCCGCAGGTGTAAATAATCCGCATACGCGGGGGTACCTCATCCAGGGTAATTACGGTATTGATGAAATCGTAATCCGTGTATAAGGCCAAGGTAGTGGCATTGCCTTCGTCGTCGTATGCCGTAACGCTAGTAATAGCCGTAACGGGACCCAGGGGGAGCGTATAGCTCGCTTCCCCCGTGGTGTCCACTGTTACAGTTGTAGCACCTAAACGGTAGCCGGTGTAGCTGTTAAATTCCTCGACCGCTGCGCCAAAAAGCATAGTTAGGAGTGCGTCATCTGCACTCCCGTCTACGCGGCAAAAGGCCTTAAGTTCGGTAAGGTTTACCGAAATCGGCGTATAACTGCTAACCGTTACCATGTTTAGATAGTGATGTCTTTTGCGATTGCAAACGATTCGTTACGCAGTACGGCTACGTCCATAAAGCGCTCAAGGTAAACCTCAACGATTGACGACTTCATGTTGGTGTAGGGGTCTACCATAAGGGTAGCACCGCCCCAAAATCCAACCTGCACGTCAGACCAGTTGCCGAAAATCATACCGTACTCGTCCGGGTTCGGGGTCGTGTAGATAGGCGACAAGGTAGTCGAAAGGATGTTGTAACCGTTAGCAGTTTGAACCGGTGAAAGCGTGCCCTCAACGAGGAAACGGCCCGAGCCAGCGTCAAGCTTGGTCTGCTTCAGTTTGGCCAAAACGGCGGGGTGCGTAACGTAAGCCAGGTTACCGGTCAAAGCGTCGGCGTTAGCCAAAGCGCTTTCGAAAGCGATAAGGTCGGCGTAGTCGATAGCTCCGATAGTCAAAGCTTGAGCTGCAAGCTCCACGTAGATACCGCTGGGCTGGTTGCTTGAACCAGTACCGTTAAGAATTACGTTCTCCAGGCCTTTGTTAAATGAAAGGTTCAGCTGGTTGATGATACGCTGCTCGATGCCGCGGCTGTACTCTTGACGGAGCAGCTGGTTTGACATTGAAGCAGTAATAACCGCACGCTTGGGCGACATGGTTACCTTGTCAAAAGTCAAGTCCTGCGCGCTGTCCGTGCCGGTTTCCGTCTGCCAGTTAAGGTTGTAGGCTGCCGTTTGCTTCGGAAAATCTACGTTACCTACCAGGTTTTCGGCTACCGATACCTGCGACAAAAGCGGGGTGTTGGGGTACAAAAAGTCGATGTAACGGCCTGGGTCCGTAAATACCAAGTCGCCACCCAAGTTACCGCCGGTTCCGCCGGTTACAGTTTGGGTACGCTTAAGCAGCATTTCGGGCAAGTTGATAGCGTGCATATCGCGCGCCTCTACTCCAAGCTTGCGCTTTTCGTTCATGCCTTCCTGGTTAACCTCGGCTTCTACGCCGGTAAGCTTACCGCTGCGGGCTTCGTTGATAGCCTTAATAAGGCTGAATTTGGCAAGGTTGCGCTCCTCTGATTTAGAAAGCTTGCCCTGCACAGCCGATGCGTCTACCATTACGTTAGCGCGGGTTTCGGCCTCTTGTTCGTGATTTTCCACGGGTTCGGGGTTTTGGGTTAATTGTTCGGGTTGTTCAGCCTTTAGGGCTTCTTCTAGCGAACGTAAAGCTACGCTCGTAGTTGGGTTAGCTCCGCGCGGCGTAAGGCTAATATCGTACATTTCGCCGATAGCCTCAATAACGCGAACGGGCTTTTCGCTGCGGACGTTCTCCCAGCGTTCTTTCTTTACGGTAAAGGCCCAGCTAGCCTGGTCCACGTCGCCGCGGGCTACCAAGGTGCGTACCTCGTTTCCGGTTGTGGTTTCGGGCAAGTCGAAACGGAACTTTAAACCGTTATCGTCCTGCTCCAGGGCTAGGGTTCCTTCGCCGTACTTTGACCGCGCTAGCACTTGGTCGTAATTGTGGTTATATAAGGCGTGTACGTCGTAGCTGCGCAGGTCGCCCAAGGCGCCTGGCTCGATGCGCTCAACAAAGGCGCCCATATCGTACTCGTTCCAGTTAAGCGCGTAGCCCTCGACGGTATTACTGTCCGTCTTCGGTATCGCTTGGGTCCGTATTTCCTTCTCCATTGTTTTGGTCATTACTAGCCATGTGCATAGGCTTGTTATACTCGTCGCCGCCTTCGATTGGTGGCAAGCCCTCGGTGCGGCGAATTTCGTTAGCGCTCATTGCTCCGATGTTCCAGTAACTTACGTTACGCTGTACCTCGGTGGCAATATCGCCACGCATTAGGGCCTTCATGTCAAGCTGAAAACGGCGGTTACCGTTCAGCAGCTTATTGGTAAATTCCTGCTCGATTACCTCTACCAGCGGACGGATGCAGTCGCTAATAAATTGCGCGTTTTGCGCCTCGATGCTGTTGGCGTAGCCTGCGCCTTCCATGTGGCCAATTTTGTGCGGGGGGACCAGGTACAAGCGGCAAATTTCCTCAACACTAAACCGCAGGCTTTCAATTAGTTGGCTTTCTTGAAAGTTAGCTGCTACCGGCTTGTACTCCGCGCCTTCAGTCAGCACGGCGGTCCGCCCCTTATGTTCTTTGTTCAGCTCGTCAAACTGGCGGCCGATTTGCTTAACGCGGTCAGCGTCGCGAATGGTGCCCTGGATTTGCAGAATACCCTTGGGCATACCGCCATTACCGTAGAAACCGCCCATGTGTGCGGTTGCTGCCATTGACGTGCCTATAATTTCCTTGGCGTATGCGACCGGGCTAACGCCGTTAATACCGTCCAGCGTCCAGTATTTAAGGTGTATAATTTGGTCCGGCGTAAGGTTCATGGTTACGCCATTGTTTAGGTAGACGCGGTACACCAGGCTGCCGCTGGTCGTATCCAGGGTTACCAAGTCCGTGTCGATTAGCTCAAGCCCAGCTAGCGCGTTGCCGCTGCGCATGGGCAAAATGTACGCGTTACCGCGAAGCAACAGCTGGGCCATAAAGGCCTTACGGAAATCGTAGCTGTTGTAAGCCTGGTTCGGGCGACGGCTTACCAGGTCGTTAAGTAGTCCGGGCTGGTAAATAAGCCCCTGCTCCGTTTCGCGGTACAAGTTCCACGGCATTGATGCTACCGTTGAGCTGATTAGGTTAACGCACGCGTAAACGGCGGAAACCTTTGGGGCGTTAGTGCTGCTTACGTTTTCGCCCGCTAGCGTCGAGCTGCCACCGAATAGGCTTAACAGCCAGGGCTTCGGGTTAATGATACCCGAAACGCTACGGGTTATGCGGTCATACCATGCCATACCAAATACAAAGTTATACAAAAATTAGGTCTATATCTTCATAAGTTGAAATTCCCGTACTTGCATTATGTACGTAACCAGCCAGGGCCGTAATTAGGGCCGCTGTGCCGTCGATACGGTCCGGGGCTTTGTCCTTTTGAAAGGTCCAGTTATCGTTTTTGTCTATGTGCAGGCTGGTGTTGGCTATCATCCACGCAGTAATAGGGTTGCCGTCGTGCGTAATTCCCTTGGTCGTTACCATGCGGTAGAGCAGTTTCATAGGCTCATTTACCATAAGCGCCGACTGGCGCACTTCCCAGCAAAACTGCTTACCGTATTTACTGCGCAGGCGCTCCACCGTTTCGGCTGCGTTCCACGGGTCAAAGAATATACCTTCTACCGGGTGCTGGTCCATAATCTGCTCAATCATGGCTATACGGTGCTCGGTCGTGGTTACCTCGCCCTTTACTACGTCTAGCTGCCCGTTTTTTATCCAGTTGCGTACCAGGTTCGGGTACTTCTGCTTGCGCTTACTCATGGCGTGGTCGGTAATTTGGTAGTATTGCTGCGTATAAAAACGCTCGCCATTGAAATAAACCACAGCGTAGGCGGTAAAGTCATTGACCGCAGCCAAGTCCACCCCTAAAAAACAGCGCCATTTGTCTAGCGTTTTTGGCCTTGGGCCCTGGCATTTTAGCCATTTACCTAGCTCGATGTAGGGTTGCGCGCTACCTGCCCACTGGTTTAGGTGCAGCTTACGCAAGCTTAATAGCGTCGGCTCGTCATGCTTGGCCGTGTTGCTTAATTCCTCTAGGTACTGGTACGTTACAGTTACCCCTAGCGACGGGTTAGCTTTTTGCCATACTTCGGGGCTGTGCGGGTCTTCTTCGTCCCCTGCCCCGTAAATAATAGTTAACCAGCTTGGGTCTATTTCGGGTTGCTCCGCTACGCGCTGCGCATACTCGTGCCACTTGTGGGCAAAGCTGTACGCACTGCCCGCCGTGGTTATCGCTATCATTTGGCTAGGTCGTGCAGCCATTGACGTGCGCAGGGCTTCCCACAGTTCCGGACCCTTTACCTCGTTCCAGCTGTGGATTTCGTCGCAAAGGATTAGGGACGGGTTTAGTCCGTGGTTACTTCCGCCGTCGCTGGTAATGGTCTTTAGGTAGCCTGGCTTACCCTTCAAACGTATTTCTTTTCGGAAAGGCTCTAGCACTTTCTGCAGCTGCGGGTTTAGCAAAATCATGTTTCGCACGTAGCCAAACAAAATACCTGCCTGCTCCCTGGTGGCTGCAGCTAGAATTACCTGCGGGTTAGTCCCGTCCTTAAACCCTTTAAGTAGGTGCGCTATAGCGAGCATGGCAATAAACGCGGACTTTCCGTTCTTGCGCGGAATTTCCAGCCATACCATGCGCTTACCTTCCGCGTCCCGGATTAGCCCGCGTTGCCAGTCCATAAGCTGTACCGGCTTGCCTGCTCCCGCGTCTTCGGTTAGTACACAGTACCGCTCGATTATATTTTCAGTCCAGGTTGAGGTCATTGGCTAGCGTCTTGCGTAGTTTCTCGATTTCAGCCTGGGCCTTTTGTAGTGTTTCGATTGCTGGGTTCTTGCGCAGCACTGGCTTGCCGCGGTCGGTCAAAGCTTCAATAATTGCGCCGTGTTGATCAATCGAGCGCTCGCACTCGAGCTTGATTCGTTCCCATCTTGCGAGTTCTTCGTTCATTGTGTTTAGCATTTTGTTGATGTCACCGAAATGGTCTAAAATACGGTTCCCGGGGAGTCTTGGTCCCTCCCCCCGAAAAATGAAGAGGCGTCGGTGGAATAATCGGCACTCGCATTTGAGATACGACCCCACCCCCGTTCACCTGCTGTCTTCTTGCCATGGCATTGTATGCACAGTATTTGTAGGTTGGCTTCGTTGTACACTTCGCCACCTTCTGCTATTGGTCGTATGTGGTCGACGTGTAGCTCACGGTCGAACATAGGTACAGTACCGCACGCCTCACACTGCCCACCTCTGCGCATTAGTAGGGCTGCTCGGTACTTGCGCCACTTGGTCGATGCGTACAGCGGGTTATTGGCCACTATGCGCTTACGGTGTGCGTGGTGCTTAAGATAGTTGGGCATGAATTAACCAAATTAACTACTAGTAACTACTTTTTCGAAATAAACATATTACTACTCTACTACTATACTTATATATAAACTTATAAAAAAGTAGTTGTGAGTAATTAATTTTTAGAAGGGTTTAGCATCTGGGTTAATGGGTGCTAACGCCTTGACCATGCGCACGTTATCGCTCGTTGTGTAAACCATTAGTTTAAGCCCAAGCGAATTAACTACTGAACGGACCTTGTTACGAGCAAAGGGTCGGTTACCCGTATCGTGGCAGTAGCTAGTATAGCTCCGGTAGAACTCGCTAAAGCTTATTTCTTGCCCTTCGTACATACTTATGCTCTCGTCGTGGAACGATTGTAGGCTATTGATAGCCCTTCTAAATTCCTGCAATTCGACCACGTTACTGGGTACGTCGGTAAAGCTTTTGTTTTGGTATAGCCTTAAAAGCCCGTTGTGTGCCCACTGTATAATACCCGGCATTTCCTTAATAAGCTCGGCCGTAAGGCCCCAGTTCTCACGCCCTACAAAGCTGTTATTAAGGCTGATTACCATAAGCCGACGGAATACGCCGTTACTCACGTCGTCCACCATAGGTAAACCGTTGGTAGCAAACGCAAACTTTGCGTAGGGCTTGAAATCAAACGGTTTTTTGTACTTCGGGTTGGCCGTCAGTGTTTCACCTGCCACAGCCTTTTTAAAGCCCGTAGTCCCGGTGCTGTCTTTATAGCTTATTTCCGTGGCTATGTTTACCCAGCTGCCTGCCAGTCGTTCTAGGTTACGCTGTTCGTTCAGCTCGTGCCACTCCAGGCGCGTAACGTATGGCACCATAGCAGCCAGCACGTCCAGTATAACGCTTTTGCCATTGCCACCGTCCCCGTAAAGCACCAGGGCCTTATGTAGGTTTAAACTACGATCCAGGCAATAGCCGAACCACTCTTGGATAAGCTGGGTTTTTTGGTGTGCGTCGTCGTCGCCCTTAAATACGTCGTCTAGGAACTGCAGCCATTTGACCGGAAACGCCAGTACGTCAAAGTCGTAAGGTATAACCTCCGTCACTTTTTGCGGGACCTTATACCGTAGGTCGGTAATAAACTTGCCGCCGGAAATATACCCATTTTGAAACGGTACAATATCTACGCTTACCGTATCATCAGTGAGCTTATGGGCTAGGTAATCTATAATATATGTGGTTTTGGCTTGCGTGCCCTTGGACTTTAGCAGGTCAAAGCAAACCGCGGCTAGCTCGTCCCTGGTAATTTCCTTGTACTCGTGCCCTTCGGCGACAAAAAAACGGCCCTTGTGGTAAAAGCCGTTTGCATCTTTGAGCTGTTGTTCGAGCCATAGCGCCGCAGCGTATGGGTCCGTTAGTCCGTCTATCGCTTCCATATATTAAAATTCGTTTCCCATGTTAAGGGGTCGAAATCGTCCCCAAGTTCCCAAATAAGTTTTTCCCGTTCCAAGTGCTTGGCCCAGTAAAACGTGTTAGCGTGGTGCTTGCTACGCGTAATATAAAGCGCCAGGCGCTCTAGTAACTCCGCCTGGTGGCGCAGCTCTGCCATTTCAGCTTCGACTTGCTCTAATTCCTTACGCAAGTTTCGCATATCAAAGCCCCTGCTTTCGCTTCGCTCTATAAATTTACGAAATCCGTTCATGGCGCAGGTAGTTCAAGCCTATAAACTCGGTCTTTGCCCAGCGTTCTGCCTCTACGTTACCTCGGAACTCTAAAAGCACGTCGGTTAGTGTTCCGTCGCTGTATTGGTAATAGAATTTAAACAGCATGTTTTTACGCACTACCTCGCTCATAACACACGTTCACGTTTTAGCATCCAGGCAATCTCTTCAGCGTCTTCTATGGTCATAACTACCAGCGTGCGCTTGCGGTTCTTTTTCCACAGTATTACATTGTACATACCGTCCGTTTCGGGCATCTTTTCAAGCACCGCGTGCGGGTCCAGCCCACGCTCTACGTGCTTGGCTTGAATTTGAAACGGGTAAGTATCTACAAAGTCAACGCCTTGGGCATCTAGCCATTTGTTGCACTCACGTGCTGTGCGCACGTTTGGAAAGAGCTGCCGCAGCTTACGCGCTACGGCCTGCTCAAATCGGTTGCCTTTTTGTTTTACGTTCACGAGTCGAAGGGGTCAAGGTCTGCAGCGTAGTCGTCCAGCATCGGGTAGATTTTCTCCCGCAATTCTTTAGGCAGCTGCACTACGTGCCCGCCTATAAATAGGTTCCAGTTATGCACTCGGACGGTGCAGCCGTCTTCGTCGCAATCCCGGTAGACCTCTACTATTATTTGGTCCTCTAGGTTGAGGTCGCAAAGGGTTAGCTCGTGGGTCATCGCTTGCGTGTTTGACCTTCCCAGTAATGCAGCCACGTCTTCATCTTTTGCAGCTGCTTCATCTGCCCCCATAGGTCGCTAGCTTCCATGGGGTCGGCGCCTTCCATTTTGCTGCGCACTAGCGACAGCTGGCCCTCAATGTAAACCTCAAGTTCCTGGGCCATTGGTGTGCTAAAATTGCTCATGTGCCTGCTTTAATTGGTCGTATAAAAACTTGGCCAGCTCGTACACCTCGGTTACTTTCATGGTCGGGTCTGCGTTAACGCGGTCCATAGCCATTTTAAAAGCCACTTGTATTAAAATGCTGCGGTCTTTACCACCCGCATTATTTGCGGGAGCTTGCGGAGTATAACCACCGCCCTGCGGCCGTGCGTTGTACTCGCTTACGATTTTAGCTAAAGGCGTTTGGTTTTTGTCGGTCTTGCCAGTCAGCTCGTAATTGATTTGCTGGCCCGAAGCAAAAGCGTTAGCCTTTTTGGCGTTTACCTTAATATGCTCACCGTTGGAAAGGTGAAGCTCGTAAGAGTACATAAGGCCGTAGGCGCTTTCCCAAGTGCCGTCCCCGGCTGCGTGTTGAATGGTTGCTGTTTTCATGCTGTGTAAGTAAAAATCATACGGTAAATGGTTACTGCCGCCAAAACTGCGAGCAGCGTCATAACGACGAAGCCCATAATGGGTACGCCTTTCTTGTCAATCCAGTTAATAAATTTATTTGCCATTGTTTGTTAGTGTTGGTTAACACTGCAATACTAGGCCATAAATCTTTACCGGTTGTAATTGTTTTCGGTCAATATCTGCGGGAAAACGTCCAAAACTTTCGCCCTGGTACCACTGCGTAGGTAAAAGTCGATAGTAATACAGCCGATTGGCTTGGCTGGTGCGCCGCGTTCTACGTGCCAGCCGAAAGCTCCGTCGGAATACTCGTCTTTGTAGGTGCCAGTACGCACGTGCAGCACGTCCCTAATAATTGGCATACGCCGCCCGTCCAGGGTCGCCTTGCTTTGGTACATGGCGTACAGCTCGTGTACGTGGCCCATCCAAATGCAGTCGGCACCGTCTACGTCGGCCATTTTGCGCTGGTTTTGGATTACGCCGCGCGTGACTGGTCCGCCGCCACCGCTACCGTGGTAATAGTGTATTTTATATGACTTGTCAAGTGAACTAGCTCTAAACTGTAAAGTAAGCCAGCCACCGTAGCCCCCGACCGTAATTGGTATGTTCGGCTTGTGGGTGTAATTGTATAGGTCAGCGAACCGCTGCAAAGGGTCCGTTTCCACGTTTTTAATAATAGCAGTTTCGTGGTTTCCATAGCCTATAAATATAATGGTGTCGGCATAGTCCCCAAACCAGTTTACCGCGTCTTCTATTACTGCGTCCAGGTAATTAACCTTATTATGCTCCGGTCGAATATCCTTTTTGCTGCGCCTGGGGTCATACTTGCCCTGCATTAAACAAAAAAAGTCGCCGTTAATGGCGACCTTCGCGCCTTCCTCTTTGGCAAGGTCTAGGTGCTTTTTAAGAGCTTTGCGGTCGCAGTCTGGGTTGTCCCAGTGCAGGTCCGAAAGTAGGTAAAGCTTCAGTTTTTTGCCGCCTACTTCTAGGGTATGGCTGTTGCGGTGGTGGGTAGTTATCATTTTTTTAGGATTACCGCCAGTAAAGCTAGTCCTAAAATTGTAATAACCACCATAGCAGCTTTTTCGGTTTTTTTGTCAGCTTCTCGGTTGACTTTCGTAATGGTTTTGTCAGTGTAAAGTTTTACCGTATCTCCTTTACACGTTCCCTTAACGTAGAAACGTTCCCCCGGTAATCTTATCACTTCAACCTGCACGCGGTCGTTAACCAGCCTTACGCTATCGCGCAGGGTAATGGTATCGTGTACCGTCTGCGTTTCGCGTATGGTAACCGTTTCGACGACTTTAGGGCTGCAAGCGGCTATAAGTAACGCGCTTGCCCACATTGCGGGCGCGGAGTATTTCACGTTTAAGGTCTTTGGGGTTGTAGCTGACGTGGACCCACTGGGGCTGGGCGTCGCCGCCAAACTCCCAAATGAGCTGGGTAAACATTAAATTACCTTTTATGTAGTCGTACAGCTTTTTATGGTCGCCGTCCGGTGCTTGAATATCCGCCGCGTAGCCGTGCAGGTGGTCGCTGTTCCGGGCGCCATGCACCAGGGTGTTAACGTCCTTGCTCCGGTAGCCGCTGGTTACATTAACTGGCCCCACCGCATCGCGTAGGGGTTGTAGCACCTTTTCGCATAGCGTTCGTAGGTTTTCCACCTGCGCCGCACTTGGCGTATTGTCCAGCGCAAAGCGCGTTTTTGTAAGTTCGGCAAGGGTGAAATTCGCCGTTAATCTTTGGCCCATAGTAAACCGATTATAGCAGGCAAAAATACGCCAGCTTCGGTTAGCGTCGCTTTACCGAACCACACCAAAATAAAGGCCAGCATAAAAAGTATGCCAGCCAGTACGCTAGTTTTTGGGTTCTGCAGTATTCTTTTTAGCATCGCGGCGCCATTGGTAAATAGTGTAGGCAATAGCCAAGCAAAAGGAAATCGTGCCTACAATAGGCTGCACTTGGGCGAATAGGGCGCTGCCGATATTTAAGGCCCAAGCTCCGGTTACGTGGTCGTTTGTCATTACTCCCAAGTCATTCCGGCAAACTGGTGCGCTTC